ACTAAAAATTAAGGAGCATGAGGGGTGGTGTGGATATATATCTCATGCCCCAAGATTATGTTTTATATTACTTTTTAACTAAAGTAAAGCCTTTAAACCAAGCAGGTAAACCTATAAAAGGTCTTTTATCATAAGCATTTTCTTTTGCTAATTTAGAATTAGCTTTATTATAATGTAAAAATACTTGTCCACAATTTTTACCAATAAATTCTTCTCGCCAATGTTCTAAATCACATCCAGAATATATTAACATATCACCTGGGTCTAAATTTACTTTAATACCAGCTTGACCTTGTTTTCCTGTAGGGTCTAAATATATAGGCCAAGGATCACCACCTAAATTTAATGTAGTAGATATTTCACACGAGTATCTATCTTTATGTCTAGCTAAAATATCACCTTGTTTATATATTCTTGCGTAAGAATATGTTTCAGATAATTTTAATCCTGTGTGTTTTTCCATAACTGGTTTAACTTTTTGTAATAAAGTTTCCATTACTATATCTGCATAAATAGAATAAGTGTTAGGAACTTGGTCATCATTCCATACTCCCCAATACTCAGTAAATGGTGATATAAATCTTTGATCAAATAAAAATCTTGCTACTTTTCTTCTATTTAAAAAATAAGCAAAACAAAAATCGGCCATTTCTTTAGAGATAGCTTTTTTTAATACACTATATTTATTTTTTTTAAACGACATTTAATACTCCTTTTGGTATAGCTTGACAATTCCAATGTATGAATCTAAAAGGTTCATATCCCATATCTACCACATATTGATGAGGCATGTAAGATGGAAAGAATATTATTCTTCCTGGTTTAATTTGATAATGAATTTGTGATGACGCATAAGTTATTTGTGATTTATCTTTTTCTGGTAAAAGATTCATTATGTTTCCTGGTCTTGGATCTTCAAATAAAGGTAGTGATGTTTTTTCACTAGCTTTTAAAAAATAAAAACCAGATATATGTCCATTCCAATGTGTATGTAATGTATGGTGTCCACCACCTTTTTTAGCAAATTCTTGTACCCACATTTCTGTAGTAAATATTTGAAAATTAGTTAAATCAAAACCCATTTCTAATAATAAATTATGTGCTGTAGCACCTATATAATCTTGTAATTGTTTAAAATTAGGGTCTCCTATTAAAGTAGTTGAATGAAATACATGACCCATGTCTCCTTTGTCACCAAATTTTTTGTTACGTTTATCAATAGCTGGTTTTAATGTTTTTTTAGATTCTGCAATATATTTATCTGATGCTTTATTTAAATCATCAACAAAAGCTGGTTCATCAGCAAACCATAAAGGACATTTAAATAAATCTTCTCTAATTAATTGTTGTGGAAAAGTTATTTTATTTTTTTCTTTTCTTCTTTTTTGTTTTAATTTTTTATTTTTCATTGATAAGGCCACCCTAAGTTCCATATAACTAAACTATGTCTAGATCCTTTTTTAACTGGACATACTCTATGCCAAACAAATCCAGGAAATACCACTAAGGATCCTTTAGGTAATATCTCTTTACATTTAACAACATTTCTTTTTTTATCAGGGTCCATATTTCTTAAATCAAATTCTAATTCTCCACCTTTATATTCTTTAGGATCAGATAATGTTACAGTAACAGAAAGCTTTCTGATTTTTCCATGACTTGGTTTATTAGGAGCATGATAAGGTTTATCCCAACTATCACAATGCCAATCGTAATATTGACCTTTATTATATTTAGTAAATTGACAAGCTTCTGAAAAATCCCATTGAAAATTCCATCCTGCATTTGCATTTGCTTGATTAATATAGGGTTGTATTTCATTATATATCCAACGGTCAGACATCCAAACTATATTTGAATCTCTTTTCTTTTTTAAATCTTTAATTTGAAATTGATTTAATTTTTTATTATCACCATATCCCCCAGTAACTGCCATTTGATCTTGTAATTGTTTTCCATAACGTACAATGTCGTCACAAATTCTATGAGGAATTGCTGATTGAAAATACCAATAATAATTTGTTAAATTCATAATTACTTTTATAATATTTGAACATATTATAAACAAAAGTTATTAAGAAACTGTCAATGTTCCTGTAACTGTAAAGGTAGCAATTTTTTGACCACCAGGAGCTGTGCTTGTAGAGTTAGTTCCTGGAGAAACAGTAAGTGTTCTTGCACTTGGTGCTCTAACAATAACTATTCCACTACCACCAGCTCTTCCAAATGCTGGTCCATCTTGGTCACCACCTCCACCTCCACCAGTATTAGCTGTACCTGCTGTTGCATTTGGAGATCCGCCTTGACCTGTACTACCTGTTCCACCACCGCCAGCACCACCTGGTGCAACAGTACCTGTATACTGAGCGCCTCCACCACCACCGCCTCCTCTTTGGACGCATGATCCTGAAATTCCTGAAGTTGCTCCTGCACCACCAGTACCACCTCTTCCTGAAGGTCCTGTCGGAGATGGACTTGAAGGAGAACCCGGAGCATTTGAACCTACAGCTCCTGAACCACCTCCACCACCACCTGCTCTCCGTAATGAAGTACCACCAGCAAATCCTTGACCCGCAGGACTTGCAGCACCTGCACCGCCTGGTCCACCTGTACCCGGTCCTGAGTCAGTGTTTCCTTGTCCACCACCAGAACCACCTGGATTACCACCTTGTCCTTCTGAACCACCTCCACCTCCGCCAGTAGCTGTAATTCCTCCAAATACTGAATTTGAACCATTATTTGTACATGTTCCGCCACATGGTGTTTGTGCACCACCTGCTCCAATTGTGATATCATGTGTTACAAATCCTTCTAATGTTAAAGCTGCTACTCCGGAACCAAATGGAGATACTGTATAACAACCAGTAGAAGTACCAGCGGATTCTTTATAACCACCAGCTCCTCCTCCACCACCTCTTTTACCACCACCAGAACCACCACCTGCTATTATTAAATAATCTATTCCTGAATATTCTACAAAAGCAGGCCATGTTCCTGCTCTTTGAGCAGAATATTGACTTTGTATTGACCACATACCACTTGCTTTGTTTAATTCTTTTGTTACAACAGCTCCGCCTCCACCATTACCACCAGCTTCACCTGGGTTTCCTGGTGTAGAGTTACCTCCGCCACCACCTCCACCTGTTCCTGCAGTTCCTGATACTCCTTTAGGTACAGCACCACATGGTCCTGGTGATTTTGATCCTGGTCCACCACCACCTGATCCACCACAACCTCCACATGCTCCTGTTCCTTCAGCACCACCTCCGCCTCCTGCATATGTTGTGCATTCAAAAGATGATCCTGCTCCGCCATTACCACCAGCACTTGAAGTTGAATCTGAACCTACTGCTCCAGCTCCACCGCCTCCACCACCAGTGTAAGAAGGGTGTCCATCTCCGCCATCATTACCAAGAGGTCCGCCAGTGCCACCACATCCTGCTCCTC